TTTCACAGTTGACTATACTGGTTTTGGATGGTTGTTAATTAAGAAGGGTGTATTTGAAGGTCTTGAATATCCTTGGTTTGCTCCTAAGATGCAAGTCTTTGAGTCAGGCAATGTTCAGGACATGTGTGGCGAAGATGTCTCATTCTGTCTAGATGCCAAAGAAGCAGAGGTAGAGACTTGGTGCGATCCTCGTATCAGAGTCGGTCACGAGAAGATGCGAGTTATCTAATGTCTTACGGAACCCTTTATAACCTTTATTATAACGGTGAGTTACTTTATAAGTGTCTCACCGAAGAGGAACTGGGTGAAGTTATACAAGATTATGCTGACCGCTTTTTCTCGGACAGAGAGAATAATATAGACCCAGATCAAATTAATGTACAACCACAACGGAGATAACAATGCCCGTCAAAACTAAATCAGGAGCATGGGGATCAAGTGAATTTGTTGAGACACGCCCTAAAAACACTCGACAAGGAAGAGGCAAACATACAAAATATGCAGCAACGTCTCGAAATAGTGCCAAAAAAAGATATAAAGGACAAGGTAAATGAACGTTCAAGACTTAATCACCGCAATCGCTCGTTTTCCAGAAGAATACAAAGAAATGCGGAAGGGAGAACTATCTAAAAGACAGATAGAACTTCTTGATGGTGCGGAGATTAAGTCTCACGAAGGTATGGTATTTGGTCAAATGTACGCTGATTGGAAGGTGAGGAAGGGGTATGAGCTTCAATGAAATTACATCTGTCACTATTCCTAACTTCGGTATACTAGAATTAAAATTAAATGATGAGAGTGTTAAAGACTTAGAAGATATTGTTAATAACATTCCTAACCGAGACGATGAACGATATAATCAATATCCTTTAGAAGATCCAGAACGTAAGATAACTAAAATAGCATATGATGCTGTTGATCAGTATGTAAAGAAGTGGGATATACCTGCAAACGATAGAAGTACTCATAGGCATAAACTAGGTGTACATAAACTCTGGGTTAGAATTAATAAACCAGGTGACTATGTAACCTTGCATCACCATCAAGCAGTATTCAGTTTTGTTATATGGATGAAAATACCAACTGATTGGAGAGATGAAGAGAAGGGGTTCAATATGCATCCTGATGCAAGTGATTTTATGTTTACCTATAGTGATATTATGGGTCAACATCATAGAAGTAATTTTAAATTAGATAAAACTAAAGAAGGTACAATGTTATTCTTCCCTAGTGATATAAATCATATGGTATTCCCTGGTTATACATCAGATGAATATCGTATATGTATTGCTGGGGATTTAGTGTGGCATTCATTATATCCTGATTTAAGTTCTGAGCAAAACATGTATCTTTTACACGAAAAGGAACACTATCCCTTCGCAAGTTATCAAGAGCGATACCTCGGACAAATATTAGAAAAATGAGAATGAACGATCAAACCAAACTAATGTACGCTTTAGAGCATATTGACCACCTCTATGATTTAATAGAGGGTAATTATTGGGAAGACTACCTCTATGATAATGTAAGAAGCATGGAAGTTATTTTAGAGGCACAATTAGACGAAATAAATAAAAAGAAATTCCGAAGATAAATATATACGGCATACGTCCTCAAAAAATGGATACCTGGCATAATCCTGGTTATTTTAAAAGGAATAGTGGAGGCAAATTAGTGGAAATTGACAATAGGACTCTGATTACAGAGACTGACTCAGATCATCAGTTAGAAAAGATTGCTAAACGCAATGTAAATCTACCCAAAGAAGAACTATACGATCCTTCTACGGAAAGAACTGATTGGGAAGTGTCTAAATAGATATTAAATAATAGTATTAAATAAATATCATGCCCGTAGAGAGATCCAGTGTTGGATTTAAGGATATTAGTCTGTCGTTAAAGAGAAATCCTCTTACGAAAGACATATTAGTGCTTAAAAATGAGTCTGCTATCTCTCGTTCTGTGCAAAATCTTGTTCTTACCCTTCAAGGTGAGAAAATGTTCGATCCTAGTTTGGGATGTGCAGTAAATAGACTACTTTTTGAGAATGTAGACTCCTTTACTGCTGATAATTTAAGGAGAGAGATTGAAGCAGTTATAAAAAACTACGAACCAAGGGTAATTATTGATAATGTAGAGGTCGAACCAGACTTTGATAGAAATGCAATGGATGTGACCTTAGTATATCTGATAATTGGTATTGACGCACAACCACAACAATTATCATTTGTCTTATTACCGACTCGATAGATGGCATTAGTAAATTTTTCAAATTTAGATTTTGATCAAATCAAAACGCAGGTTAAAAGTTACCTGCGTACTAACAGTGATTTCACTGATTTTGATTTTGATGGGTCTAATTTTTCTATATTATTAGACACTTTAGCATATAATACTTACATATCAGCATATAATGCCAATATGCTATCTAATGAGGTGTTTATTGATGGTGCAACACTAAGAGAGAACGTTGTATCATTAGCAAGAAACGTTGGTTATATACCCAGATCAAATATATCGGCAAAAGCAAAGATATCATTCTTCTTATCTACTAGTAGTTTAACTACAAACCCTACTGCAATCACTCTTAAAAAGGGTATTGTAGCAACAAGTGCTTCTAATTTTGGTAAACAGAGTTATACATTCTCTATTCCAGAAGATATTACCGTTCCAGTATCAGGTGGTATTGCTAGTTTTGATGCAATAAGCATATATGAAGGAATTTATCTAACAGAAACCTTCACTTATGATGCTTTAAACAAGGATCAACGCTTTATTCTCAATAATACCAACATTGATAACTCTTTATTGAGGGTTGATGTAAGAGAATCTAAGGAAAGTTCGATAAGTAGGAAATATAAGTACGTAAATAACATCACTGAACTGAAAAATACCGATGATGTCTTCTTTTTGAACGAAATTGACGACCAAAGATATGAAATCTTCTTTGGTGATGGTATTTTTGGTCGAAAATTACAAGATAAGAACTATATTGTTGCTTCTTATATTACTACAGTAGCAGCAGAAGCAAATGGAGTCTCAGAATTTACTTTTGTGGGTAGATTACATGATAATAATGGTAATGTAGTCAAACTTTCTTCACCAATTGTGACTGCTGATGAAGCATCTGGTGGTGGAACATCAATTGAGACTATTGCTTCTATCAAAAAATTTGCTCCTAGGGTATATGCTTCCCAGAATAGAGCGGTAACAGCGACTGATTATGAGACAATTTTACCTCAAATCTTCCCTGAAACTGAGTCTGTATCTGTTTTTGGTGGTGAAGAACTCAGTCCACCAAAATTTGGTAAGGTTTATATCACAGTAAAACCAAGAAATGGTACATATTTACCAAATAATATCAAAGACAATCTAAAAATTGCCCTTAAAAAGTATGCAGTTGCAGGAATTGTTCCTGAATTTGTTGATTTGAAGTTCCTTCATATTGAATATAACACTTCTGTTTACTATAACACCAATTTAGGTACTGCAGAACAGTTAAAAAGTGTTATAACAACCAATATTGAAAAATATTCTAATTCTACTGACCTCAATAAGTATGGTTCAAGGTTCAAATACAGTAAATTCCTTAAACTAATTGATGATTCTGATCGTGCAATTACATCAAACATCACAAAGATGAATATGAGAAGGGATTTAAAAGTCCTAATTAATGAATTTGCAGAGTATGAGATCTGTTTTGGTAATGAATTCCATATTAAGGATGCTACTGGGTATAACTTTAAGACATCTGGGGTCTCTGTTAGTGGTATAACAGGTACTGTTTACTTCAGTGATATTCCAAATAAAGATCTATTGACTGGAAAGATCGTTATATTCAAGTTGGATGCTACACAAACACCTGTAGTTGTGCGTCAGAATGCTGGTAAAATCGACTATAAGAAGGGTGAGATTACCATTAACGCTCTAAATATTACTGCTACTACTAAAAAGGCATCTGGAGACCAAATAATTGAGGTCTCTGCTATTCCAAAGTCAAATGACATTATTGGAAAACAGGATTTATATCTACAATTAAGTACATCTTCATCTCATATCAATATGGTTTCCGACACAATTTCCTCTGGAGCAGAGCTCTCAGGATCGGGATATATAGTATCATCTAGCTACACCGACGAGGAATACGTAAGGTTGTAAGGATATGCAAAATAGAGTAAAAGCCCGCCACCTAATACAGGACCAGGTACCTAGTTTTGTTAGGGACAACTATCCCGAATTCCAAGGATTCCTTAGATCTTATTACGAATCTTTGGAAGAACCTGGTGGTCCGTCGGATATATTAAACAATATTGATCAATATGTAAGGTTAGAGAATTTATCAGAGTTAGTTTACTTTACTAATACTACTGAAGGTGTTGGTATATTTAATGATGAAATATTAGTAGATAGTACACAAGGATTTCCTGAAACTCAGGGTTTAATCCAAATTGATAACGAAGTTATAAGTTATCAATCTAAAACACCAACTACATTTGTTGGGTGTGAAAGAGGATTTAGTGGAATAACATCATATAAAGGACAGGTAGAAGATAGTTTAACATTTAGTGATACTGAAGTAGAAGAACATGCTACTAGTTCAGTAGTATATAATTTGCATGCATTATTCTTATTTGAATTCTATAGGAAGTTTAAAGGACAATATGCACCAGGATTTGAAGATGTATCCTTCTTTGAAGCAATTAATGAGAAGATTATTGTCTCTAGATTAAAAGATTTTTATTCTGCTAAGGGTGCTAGTTCTTCCTTTGATATTCTTTTTAAAGTAATTTTTGGTGTTGATATATCAGTTGTTAAACCAAGAGACTTTTTATTACAACCATCAGATGCTGATTATAGGATTGTTAGGGATCTTGTAGTACAGAAAATGGTTGGAGATCCTAATGATCTTGTTAATAGGACTTTATACCAGGATGAATCAGGTAAAATTCAAAAAGCAACTGGTTCTATTACTGCAGTTGAACAACTTATAAAAGATAATCAAGTTTATTATAGATTAAGTCTTGATTATAATCCAGATATTGAACTTTTTAAATTTACAGTTCACCCTAAAACAAGAATTACATCAGCAGTTGGTATAAATCAAGATTATATCGACGTTGACTCTGCTATTAGTTTTCCAGATTCTGGAATTATCAATGTTACTATTGATAATGTTGTATATGATATTGCCTATACTTCTAGGTCTTCTAATCAATTCTTTGGATTAACTTCTCCTATTGACATTCCAGTTACTACCGATATAACAACTCCAGATTATGCATATTCTGTAGATAATGAAGGAGATGATATACGAGTTAAAATAACTGGTGTTCTTGGTGAATTGGTTTATGATTCTGAAGCATCAAATTATTATCAGCCAGGAGATCAGGTTGAAATTATATCTTTAGGATTTGATTCTCAAGAGCAAGTTTATAAGAGTTGGGTTTCTAATATTACACCTGAATATGACATATCCAATATTATAAAATTAACTAATAACATTAATGGTGCAGCACAATATAGATTAACTACTAATGATAGTCATATATTTACTTTAGGTGATATTGGTACATTAGTTGCCAGTGATGGAACAATTTATGATATAAGTGTTCTTGGGGTAGGTGATGAAAAAACCTTTGATGTTAATTTACCTGCAAACCTTATAACTGCAAACCTATCATTTGTTGTTAGGAGAGGAATAGCTAAAGTTTTAGCAACAAATCTTCCAAATTTATCGAAGGTATCTGCTAATTTACAGAATGTTTATACATCATTAAATCATGGTATTAGAGATGCTTATGTAGTCTCTCCTTCTTTACCAGATTACTTTAATACACCAATTGTACCAAAAGATCAATCAGTACTCTTCAGTGGTCAATTTAACGGGTTTGAGTTGAACATTGGTTCAAACCCATTTTATAGTGGTGATCCTATTTGGTATAGTGCAAATAATAATATACCTCTTAATATTCCTGAAGGTCAATATTATGTTAAAAAGGTTAATGCAAGTACAATTAGTCTTGCAACAAGTAAATCAAATATCAGAAATGGTATTTTTGTAAGGGTTTTTGGTACAGTAACCAATAATAAGTTAGAATTACTAGATTTTTATAATAAAGAGATAAAAACTCAAAATATTGTTAGAAAATTCAGTAAACCTGAAATTGCTGATGAACCTGAGAATACAACACCAGGGCAAATAGGAATGTTCCTTAACGGTGTTGAATTATTGAACTATAAGTCTAGTGATCTAGTATATTATGGTCAACTTGAAGGTGTTGATGTTGCTGCTGTAGGTGATTCTAACTATGATGTTATCAATCCACCCATATTACACATTGAAGATGGTGTAGGGGCAGGAACATCAAATGTAGGTACAGGTGCAACTGGTGTATGTAATATTACTGGTGCATTAAAACGTATTGATATTATTGAAAAGGGTTTTGATTACATATCTTCTAGTGGTAATCCAACAGTATCTATTTTTGGTGGAGAAGGTGATGGTGCGGAAGCAAAATGTAATTTATCCAATGTTACTCATAGAATTCAATTTAATACTGCAGAGGAATATTCTGATGTAAATCTTAGTGAGAATAGTATTGGGTTTAGTACTTATCATAAACTAAGACCACAAGAAAAAGTCGTATATAAGACTGTAAATCAAACAGTTATAGGTGGTTTAGTTGATGGGTCAATTTATTTTGCTGGTATAGTTGATGAGAGAACTATTAAATTACATACCAGTTACAAAGATGCTGTTGCTGGAATAAACACAGTAGATTTTACTGGAAATGGTGAAGGTCTTCAATTTATTGAAGCATTTGATAAGAAGAATATAGTATCTTCTGTTGAAGTTGTTAATGGTGGTTCTGGATATAAGAATAAAACATTATATTTTGATCCTTTTGACGTTAATATCAATAGTAATACTTTAAAAATAGAAAATCATGGTTATAAAGACAAGGAAACCGTACTCTTCATTAATGAAGGTGGTTCATTCCCTGTTGGTGTTGCTTCTACTACACAATATTTGGTTAAAGTTGTAGATAAAGATAATATTAGAATTGCTAGGAAGGTTGCAGTTGGTGCAGGAGAAAGTCTTGCTGATGATTACTTCTATACAAATAATAGATTCTTTGATTTTAGTGATCAGGGAACTGGAAAACACAAATTAACATATACGCCAATTATAGTAAGTGTTGATGGACCTATTGGAGTACAAACATTTGCTGGGCAAGACTTTAGAGCAAAAGTAAGACCATTATTCACAGGTTCTATTGAATCTGTATCTCTAAGTCAGAAGGGAAATGGATATGGTGATAATGAAATTATGAATTATAACCGTCAACCAGTAATTACTCTGATTAACGGTATAAATGGACAATTAAGTCCTCTTGTATCATCTGGTGGTGAGATTATTGACGTTATTATCAATAATCAGGGTGAAGGTTATAATTCTGTACCCTCTATAGAAATTACTGGTGATGGTGCTGGTGCAATTATAGTCCCAGTTGTTGTAGAGGGAAAAATTGTTGAAATTAAGATTATTAACTCTGGTTTTGGTTATAAAAATACTAATACCTTTATAGAAGTCATCCCAACTGGTAGTGGTGCTAAATTTGATGCTAAAATTAAGACATGGAATATAAATTTAGTTCAAAGATTACTTTTATCAGGTGGGATTGCTGCAGATGATGGTGTTCTTGCTCTTGGATTGGCATCAAATAAAGAAATTGAATATTGCCATGCATTTGCACCTAGAGAATTAAGAAGAAAACTTCTTTCAACTTCAGTTGATGTAGATGGTTCTATTCTTTATAGGGCAGATATTGTTAATGAGACTAATACTACAAAATACCACTCACCTATTGTTGGTTGGGCATATGATGGTTATCCAATCTATGGTCCTTATGGATATGCTAATAGAGAGGGTGGACAGGTAAGAAGACTTAATTCTGGTTATGAGTTAAGAGTTGATGTATCTGGAATTAGACCTCCTTCATATGCATCGGGAACTTTTGTAGAAGATTACACATTTGTTGGTGGTGGAGACTTAGATGAGCACAATGGACGCTTCTGTAAGACCCCTGAATTCCCTAATGGTACATATGCTTACTTCTTGACTATAGACTCCGCACAGGAGGTTGCAGGACCATTTGCTGGGTATTTAAAACCAGTATTCCCTTATGTTATTGGAAAGACCTATAAGGGTAAATCAAACCGTTATAATTTTAGTCAATTCTCTAGTTTAGATTTTGTTGATCTTAATGATAGTGGTTGGGTTAGATACACTAGCGATTATGCTATTAGAGGTAATAAATCTAGGTATAAAGGGTTTATTCAACCTAACGTATTCAGTGAAGGATTTACTGAAGTAGTTGCTACAAAAACAGGTTCAGTTGAAACTGTCAATATAATTGCTCCAGGTGATGGATATGCTATAGGTGATAATATATTCTTTAATAGTGAAGGTACAGGTGGTGCTGGTGTATATGCACGAATATCTGCACTAGAGGGTAAATCGGTTAATACAATATCTGTTAATGTTGAAGAACAAGAAGGTATTCAGTTCTCTCCAATTTTAGGTAAAGGTAGGTTTGTTGGATTTGGATCAACTGCTCATAATTATTCTGTTGGAGATCTTGTAAATGTCCAAAATCTTAATATTTTAGCAACCGAATTTAGTAAAAGTTATACTGTTGGTGTTACTACAAATATATTAACTTTATCAACTGATCTTGCTGCAGCAAGTGCTACGGGAATTACTACTTTTATTGATGTTGTTGGTACTTTAACATTTCCAACAATAGCAGTAGATGATGTATATGAATCTAATAATGAACAGTTTAAAGTACTTAATATTGACACAAAAAACTCTAGAATTAGATTTAAGAGAAATATTGACGGTTCTTCACTTAATCAACCACATTTAGCAGGTGATTTCTTATCTGAAAAACCAAGAAAGTTTACTATTAATACTGGTTATACTACAACAACACAATATAAACTAGATAGGGTTCTTTATTTTAATCCAGAAGATTCACTTGGTCCTATAAGCGAAAACTTAGTTCTTTATTCAGATCCAGTATCTCCTTCTCTTAGTGGAAGTACTTGGGCCAAAGCAACTGCTGGTAATGGAATAGGAACAGTAACATTCTACCATTCTAAGACTCCAGATGGTAATATTTCTGCTGCTAAGGTTGGAATTGCAACAACAACTTCTGCTACTGATACCATTGTACTTCAAAATGGTTTATTCACACTTTCAGGCAATACTCATACAGTATCTGCATTCTTAAAAGGTGAAGAAGGTGGTGAAGAAGTATGGATGATACTTCAGGATACTGCTGTAAATGTTTACTATCATCAAAAGGTAACTCTTACTAGAGAGTGGAAGAGATTTAAATTCACTACACCAACTAATGCTAACCCTCATAGAGTAAAGTTTGGTGCTGATGGTATTGCTGTAGGATCAGGAACTACTATTAGAGCAACTTTAAATGCTAGACCTACATTCTATGTTGCGGGTGTACAAGTAGAGCAAAGTGAGTGGATGACTCCTTATGTTGCAACTTATGATACTCAGGTTTTAAAATCTGCTAAGAAAGTAGGTAAAACATATTATCAAACTCCAGGTGCTGATGCTGCTAGTTTTAGTCCAATTAAGGATAGAATTCATCTTCCTGGACATGGTTTATTAACTGGTGAAAAAGTAATCTATAATGTTGGTGCTGGTGGTAGTGGTCCTGCAGTTAGTGTTGGTTCTACGAATTATTGGTTAACAGATAATACAGAATTATATGTTGCAAGAGTTAATGAAGACTTTATTGGTATATCAACTAATCAGGTTGGTTTAGGTACTACTGGAACCTTTGTTGGTGTAGGTACTGATGATATTGGTCTTTTAAGTATTGATAGTTTTGGTTCTGGAGAAGAACACTCATTCAAAACAACTTATGGTGATACTATAACTGGTGATATTATTAAGAAAACTGCAACAGTAGAAACTGAGGCACTTCATGGATTGAGTGATGGAGATCAAATTAGTATTTCAGTTAAATCTGGTATAACAACAACATTTGTTGTTAAGTATGATGATGGTAATAGAAGACTACTAATAAATCCTGTTGGTTTTGCTGCTACTCAAGTTAATTCCACAAATAACAGCTTTACTCTTTATGGACACGGATTTAAGCAAGGTGAGAAGGTTCTTCATAACTCTGATTCTCCTTCTGGTGGATTAGAAGATTCTAGAATGTATTATGTTATTGTTATTGATGAAGATACTATTAAACTATCGGATTACTTCTACGAGGAGTTAAGTTCTGCTGATGATATTTCATTTGTTGGTATAACTACTGGATCTTATGGTAGATTTAGTCCAATCAATCCAGAAATTCAAGCATATAGAAATAATACTGTTGTATTTGATATATCAGATAGTTCTTTAGCAAATAGTGGATTCCCTGCATTTGAATTTAATCTTTATACTGATGATACCTTTACTAATCCGTTCTTTACAGTAGAAGAGAACGTTGGAATTAGTACTTTAACACTTGATTTCCAAGTTACTAAAAATGGTATTATTGGTCAGCAAAATGCTAATCTAACTTTAATTATTGATGATAAAACACCCTCTAGTCTTTATTATGGTGTTAAACCTCTTAGAAATGCTGGTGCATCTGCATCTAAGGTAGAAGCATTTAGTGATGAATTTAATATTGTTAACCCAAATAGGTTGACATTGGTTGATAGTAAGTATGATGGTACTAAAACTATTACTGGAGTAACTACTAATACTTACAATTATACAATACTTGAAACACCTGAAAGAAGTAATTATAACACAGTTACTGGTGAAGCAACAATTGAATATACAACTGACTCAGTATCTGCTCGTGGTCCTGTTGGTGAAATATCATTAGATTCTTCGGGAAGAGGATATAAGAAATTACCATATCTTGATAAGGTTGTTAGTGTTGCAGGAACTGGAGCACTATTCCTTCCAAGAAGTACTAGTATTGGTCAACTAAGTGAAGTTGTCTTAACTGATATTGGATTTGACTATCCACCTGATACTACATTAAGACCTGCAGCAGCACTACCTGCAACTTATAAAATTGAACCTTTATCTAAATTCCAACTTGTCAGGATTAAAGATCCAGGAATTAACTATTTTGTACCACCAGATATTGTTGTTGTTGATGGATTTACTGGTCGTGTTAATGATGAAGCATTCTTAAGATATAATGTTGGTGACACTGAAGTAGAAGTTGTTAGGAATACAACTGGTTTATATAATGTCACACCAATTCTAATGCCAACTAATAATCCAAATGGCACAAGAATTGATACTTTAACTTATAATAATATTACTGGTGATGTTCAAGTTGCATTTGCTGTAACATTCTCTAGTGCAGAAGCCTTCCCATTTAAAGCTGGTGAAGAAGTAATTGTTGAGAATACTAATGTTCAAACAGCATTCCCTGGTAGAGGATTTAATTCATCTGCTTATCAATTTAAGTTATTTACTTTAACTCAAGCAGATGCAAATATTGGAGGAGACTTCCCAACTATTACTTACAACATTAAAGATATGTTGTTACCTGGAGAAGATCCTGGTCTATTTGATAACTTTGAATCATTTGGAACGGTAACTCCTAAAGCATACTTCCCAGTATTTGAAGTATTCCTTGAAAAAGACTCATTTGCAAAAGGTGAGGTTATAACTGCTCAAGATGAAAATACTGGTGTAGTTCAAGAGTATGATTCTAAAAATGAGTTCCTTAAAGTAAGATCTGCTGATCAATTTACTGAAGGTGATGTCATTATCGGACAATCTACACAAAACCAAGGTTTGATATCATCTGTTGATGGTATTAGTGGTCAATATAAGATTAGTTCTAATAGTATAACCAAAAAAGGATGGCAAAAGGACACTGGTAAGTTAAATCGTTTCTTCCAGAGAATGCATGATAATGACTATTATCAGTATTTCTCATATTCAGTAAGATCACCAATATCCTTAGAAAAATGGGATCATTTAGTCAGTAATTTGAACCATACATCTGGATATAAAAAGTTTGCTGAATTATTGGCAGATTCTTATGATCCAGCAATAGTTGGTATGGGTACAGGTCAAGATCTTAATGCATTTATTGCAGTATCTGACTTAACAAGTGTTGTTGACCTTAATACTGTTCAGGATTTTGATACTGCAAGAGAAAAGTCAATTACAGTAAACAATAAACTTGTATCTAATGAGATTTTGTTTGGATTACCATTCTTAGCAAAATATCAAGAATTTATTGGTAACAGAGTTCTACCTATTGATGATTTTAGTGAGGACTTTGATGGTGACCAGAGATCTTTTGGATTATTCTGTCAAAACCAACCAATATTTGATATTCCATTTGATGGTAGTGATGCTAATATTGTAAATGTCAGTGAAGAGTCATTCCTTCTAGGTAATCATTATTTTGTAACTGGTGAAGAGATTGATTATATTCCACCTGGAAATGACTTCTCAAAGGCAATTGATATTGATCCTACAGACTTTGGACCAGGTATTGGAACTACTACTAAATTACCTGGATCATTCCATGTTATTAAATTAGATAATCAGAAAATACAAGTTGCAGTATCTGCTACAGATTCTCTTAGATTCAATCCTGTAGTTGTTGGACTAAACAGTGTTGGTGTTGGTACTATTCATAGATTTAGAGGAAGGAGTCCAAATAATAGATTACTTATAACAGTTAATGGTACAATTCAATCTCCAATTGTATCCACTGCAGTCACAACTGCTGTAGGATCTATTGCTGTTGGTATTGGTTCTACAGAAATTAATGTAAGTGGTATAACATCAATCTTCAGTGGCGATCTAGTTAAGATAGAAGATGAGATAATGCTTGTCTCTGGTGTTGATAAGCCAAATAACTTAATGACTGTTAAACGGGCATGGATGGGTTCTTCAGCAGCATCTCATGTTGGATTCTCAACTATCACTAAGTTTACTGGTAACTATAATGTTGTTGATAATGATCTCCACTTTAGTGAAGCATTATGGGGTGATATTCCAGTTGGAATGGGAACAACTGGTACAAGCAATAATATTGACTATACAGGACTTACAACTAGCAGTAGATTTAGTGGTAGAGTATTCTTAAGGTCTTCAATTAACGAAGCATTTACTACTAGTTTTGTTAAGGCATATGATAATAACATTGTATTTGATGATTTATCAACAAAATTCAATGGTATTACAACATCATTTATTTTACAGGATAAGGGACAAGATATTGATACAATTACTGCTGGTAATGCAATCATATTGATAAATGACATATTCCAAGGTCCACAAAGACTTGGTAACCAAATTACAACTATTGATGGTGATTATAAGATTGAGCAGCATAATGGTGATACACAGACTCTTCTAGGGTTTAATGGTAAGGTATCTGATTATAGTAAGAATAAAGATATTAATGTCAATGATGTTCCAAGAGGTGGAATTATCGTTAGTGTTGGATCAACTGATGGATATGGATTCCAACCACTAGTTGCTGCAGGTGGTACTGCTGTAGTTTCTAGTGCAGGTACTGTTACTGCTATTGGTATTGGTTTAACTGGATCTGGATATAGATCTGGATTACAAACTGTGGGTGTTGCTATTCAAACTAGAAGTGTAGGAATAGCAAGTTATACTTATGTTGGTAATGCAACTATAACTGATGGACATGTTACTGACGTAACTGTTGATAAAGTTGCAAGGTTCTACAAACCAAGGAATATTATTCATGTTGGATACAGTTCTGTTACGGGTATTACAACAGTAAGAACGACTCAAAAACATCAATTAGAATTGGGTGAAGAGATTACTATCGTTGGTGCAGCATTTACCTGTGATTACTATCCACCAATTAATGTTACTAATGCACTTTACGATAATACCACTGGTATTATGACTGTAACAACAGGAATTACTTCTGTTAATGTTAGCGACTTTGTTTATACAAATACTACTGGTATTGGAACTATTACCACAGCAACTCCTCATGGAATTGTCAAACAGACTGCAATAGGTAGAACATTTGCATTATCTGGTATTGCTATGACTTGTGTTGGTTTTGGTCAAACATTTGCGGTACATAGTGCTCAATATGATCATACAACAGGTATTGCAACAATCTTTACTGTTGGTAATCATGGTTTAACTGCTACTGATGATGTTAAACTAAGAGAATTGAACTTTACATGTCCTGTTGGTGGTGCTGAGGGATATGGACAACAGTTTGGTATCAATAACTTTACCTATGATAATTTAACTGGTTTATGTACTGTAACTACTGCAACTTCTATTGCAGGTGTTATTGGAGTTGGTAGTGAGGTTAGATTAGATAATATTGGTCTTAACTGTGCATTTGGTAACTCAGTATATCCAGATGGATCTCAAGGTTATACCTTTAAAGTAATTACACAACCAGCATCAAACCAATTTACATTTAATGCTGGAATTTCAACCCTAGCACATACTTATGTGTCTGGTGGTACAGTTAATGCTGGTCTTACTACATCTGTCTTCCCAGATGGATCACAAGGATATTCCTTCAAGACTATTGGTGTAGCAGCAACATCATTCACTACTAATGTTGGTGTAACAACTATTAGACATACTTGGAATAGTGGTGGTGTTGTTCAAGTTGGTATTACAACAGATATCTTCCCAGGAGACGCTCAGAACTCTCCAACAGGAGATACATTTGAACTTATATCTGCACCAAATGCAAATACATTAGTCTTTAATGCAGGAATATCTACTATCCCATCAACTTATGTCAGTGGTGGTAGTGTATTACTTGGTCATAAACTTAAAGTTGGTGCTGATATAGCATTAACTGGATTAGGAATGACTTGTGGTATGAGTACTGAAGTTCATACCTATCCTAGAAATAGAGATACGATTACTGATACTGCTGTTGAGATTATTGCAGATGGAACAGATCATACCGTAAATAATGCAGCATATAACCCAACAACGGGTATTATGACTATTACTATTAATGGTCATGGATTCCATAACGGTGATAAGATCAAAATTGCAGAAAAATCATTAACATTTACATGTGATAAAGATAATAATCTTACAACACATTCTTACCCAAGAAAGAATGACCCAATTTATGGTCAGTGGGTAGGAATTGCTAATACAACTGTTAATACCTTTAAAGTTCAAGTATTGGAGTCTCTTCCATCTACTTACACAGGTGCTCATACATTTGTATCATCAACTCCTAATGGTCTTACTCACAATAATAATACAATTACCTTAGATGTTGGTCCTTCTGGTCCTAAGCATCATTTTGCTCATACATTTGATGGTACAGACACCTTTACACCTACTGCAGCAGCATATAACCCCAATACAGGTGTAATGACACTTACCATTGCTAATCATCCATTTAAAGATGGTGATTATGTTGGAATTGCTCAAAGTGCATTAACCTTTACTTGTACTGCTGGTAGTGGCAACCATGCATATCCAAGAGCAACTGACCCAATCTATGATAAGTGGATTGCAGCAACTAATATCACTACAGATACATTTGATGTACAAGTTTTAGATACTATTCCTTCTACTAACGTTGGTGTTCATACTTTCGTATCTGCTACAACTGGTGGAATAAGTAGATCTGTTGTACATACTGGTGGTGTTTATAATCATCTATTCGTAAGTGCTGAAGCAGACTCTATTAATGTTGATGGAACAAATACTAAGTATACTCCAACTAATGCAGAGTACACTGCTTCTAATGGATCTCTAGTATTAACAATTCCAGGTCATAACTTAACTGGTGCTGCCTCAACAACTGTAACAGGTGCAGCATATGATGGTAATGTTGGTATTATGACAGTTACTGTTGCAGGTGGTCATAATATGACTACAGGTGACTGGGTTAAGTTTGATGATGCATCATTAACCTTCAAATGTAATTTGGATAGTTATAATACAGAACACAAATATCCAAGACCACATGATCCAGCAGGAACTAATTGGTTAAAGGTAGCAGTAACTGGATCTACAACATTTGAAGTTAATGTCTTAGAATCTATTCCTTCTACTAATACAAGTATTCATACTTGGCATGCTGCT